GGAGAAGTAACATGGAAATGCAATCTGTTGTTAATAATATCTACTCAAATACAATTAATCAACCTACACCTGAAATTGGTATGGATGCTACAGTATGTGGTTTCTCTGACCGTGATGCTGGTAAAATCGTTGATATCTTTACCAAAGGTTCATATACTTACTTCGATGTTAAAAGCACTGGTTATGGTTCTGGTGGTGTGTTCCGCCGTAAAACTGGTTCTAATGACAGATGGGAACCATGTTACCTAAATGTTGATACTGGTCGCTGGTGCAAATCAAGTTATGAATCCGTTATCATCGGTGCTGCCGATTCTTATTATGACCCTCAATTCTAAGGATATTTTATTATGAAAGAAGTTACACAATGGGCAGTTACAACGATAGCTGCCGTATTGTTATTGGCTGTGTTCTATGGTACTATCATATACTTTATAACAAAACTAGTTAAGTACGCTTGGGGAGCTTAATATGAAACAATTCTATTCACTACAAATTGGAAGACGAACCTTTTTCTTTCAATCAGAACTACACCTAAATGACGCAATAGAACGAAGTAAAGGTTATGGTGCTTCTGATACGTTCTATCTACAGAATGCTTCATTTGCGTATGACCATTCAGAAGGGGAGTTTATCAAGGCCCGTTATGATATGCTTACTCTCCTTTATGAGATTAGTTGTCCACAACCATCTCAAAGAACAACTCCTTTAATGTCAGAATTGATGGGTCCATATTAAAATTAAGAGCTATATTATGAATACACTTGAAATGCTACAAAATCTTAAAGCAGAGTCTGGTACTAATAAAAAACTAGATCTGCTTAAATCTTACCTACAAGAAAATCCTTTATTACAAGATGTTTTTCATCTAGCTTTATCTACTGAACTTCAATTTGGTATTAAAAAGATTCCTGATTACACCCCAAGTAAAGCACAGCCTTATTTGGCCTTATCATATGCCTTAGAAACATTAGTTGAAGATTTCGCCACCAACAAGAGAACTGGTAATGAGCGTATCGACTCATTTAAAATGTTATTAGAAATGTCTCGACCTGACGATGCTAAAGTATTAGAAATGGTTGTACAGAAAAAGCTTGATTGTGGTATCTCTACTACTAATGCTAATAAGTGTTTATCTAGACCAATCCCAGTATTCGATGTAATGCTTTGCTCTAAGAATGAGAAGAAGACACTAGACAAAATCAAACTAGATGATATGATTCTTCAAACTAAGCTAGATGGTATGCGTGTTATTATCTCTGTGGATAATGATGGCTTAGTTAGATATCGCACTAGACAAGGTAAAGAGTTTGATATGCCCGAGAAGTACAATCAATTGTTTAGTCAGTTTGTTGGTGCTGTCTTTGACGGTGAAGCTGTTATCCGTAAAGAGGGTGATATCTTAGATAGAAAAACTGGTAATGGTATCATGAATAGTATCCGTCAAGGTAAAGCTTCTCAAGAGGATATGAACTCAGTTGTATTCGCTTTATGGGATATGGTATCATACGATGGATTCTTTAAAGGTTGTGACGCTGTTGAGTATAAGCACAGATACTGGAATATGATATCATTGTCAGAATTAATCGACTCTGACAATATTATGTTTCCATTAACTAGAATTAACGTGACATCTAATGAAGATATTAATGAGTTCTATGAGTTGAATAGAGACAAAGGTGAAGAAGGCATTATCATTAAAGATGGTTCTAAGCCTTATGAAGCTAAACGTGTTAAGCACCAGATTAAAATGAAAGCCGAAGAATCAGCTGATTTAATCGTCGTTGGTGTTGAAGAAGGCACGGGTAAACATAAAGATAAACTTGGTGCTTTAGTTTGTGAAACAGCTGATGGTCTATTAAGAGTAAATGTGGGTACTGGTTTTTCAGATGCCCAGCGTTTAGCTCTATGGGAAATTAATAAGTTAGATGAACCATTTGTATCATCTGTTGACAAAATTGTAGAAGTAAAGTATAATGAAGTTATACAATCTAGAGGTAAAGACCACAAGTCGTTATTCTTACCTGTCTTTGTTGAATTTAGAACAGACAAGAATGTAGCTAATACTTTGGAAGAATTGAAATGAGTAACTTAGTCGAATAAAGTGAAAATAATTGTTTACTTTTAAATAGTCTTATAGTATAATAGACTTAACAAATAAACAAATAGAAGGAATATATTATGTTCGCAGTTACTTACAAAAATATAGGTTTAGAAGCTAACGATCCACGTAGAAATACACTTAGCTGTTATGTTAGTCACATAGAATTATACACAGATGCTTTAGAAGTACAAGAAGAATTTTATCGCGAAATGGGTGAAAATTCTTACGAGTTATTCACTACTAATATTGTTGAACACGACTAACAAATAAACAAAGCTATAAGAGTTCCATTATGTCAACTTCTAAACGTAAAAAGCTAGAAAGACAAGCTAAAATGAAAGCTGAATCGCAAGCAAGAAAGAACCCTGGATTAATTCCAAAAACATCGATGAAAAGAACTAAGGAGTTTAAAGAGTATGTCCCAAGTAAATCTAGCTACATCCGAGACACAAAGTACATTCCCAGCCTACATAGTACCAAGAAGTCAGGTTCAGACGGAAAGTCATCGCCCGAGTACACAGGAGATTACATTATCGGACTTGCCACAACGCACAAATCAAACATTGTACCAGTTGGACGCGGCGACTCTCCGGAAGAATATGCTAAGATGAGAAGGAATTAATTATGTCAAATTGCGATGAAAGGTCTTTAACTCTAACTATGGATAACTATGCTAGACAAGGTTTTACCTTCAATCAAGTATTACGTGAACTAGCTAAAGACGAATCTTGTGCTTCAATGACTATAGCTAAGTTGATGGACGCTTATAGTCTGGCAGTAGGAAGATACGAATTAACCAAGGATTTAGTATAATGAAAGATATGACATTAAGTATTCACACTGATTGCACGTGCCCAATATGCGGTGAAACTTCTGATATCAGCTTAATGCTTAATATCGAAAAAACATTAGTATATAAGAAGTGTTCAGCCTGTGGTATTGAGTTCGGGGATAATAACGAAATTAAAGCAAGTGTGTCAATTGCTGACGCTATTGGTAAAGCAGTAGTTAGTGAAGTAGAATCTATTCGAATGGATGCTTACAACAGTGGCAATCCAGCTACTACAATTGGTATGTGTAATAAAATATTAAGAAAATATACCAAATAATTGTTTACTTTTTTACTGTTCTATTGTATAATGGTTTAAGAAATAAAGAATAAGGACTTATTATGAATGAATTAAAGGGTAGCGCTTTTGACGATTATACTAAAGTTGTTAAAATAATTGATAGTATTGATAGCATTATGCACATCCAACAGGTTCATGGGATTGTCAAGCGATTTTATAATAAATGGAACGATGAAGCAAGAGGTCTTCCTAGTCTTTCACTTAAACTTTCTGAGAAAAAGCATCAATTAGGAAAAGCCAAATGAAAATTAAACTAACTCGATCAGACATTTACTGTTTACTACAAAAAGGTTTCTTAGATACACGGCAAGATGGTGTTCTATTCGGGATTAAAATAGCGTCTAAAACCAAAGTATTTATTAATGACTGGGGGCGTAGAACTTATAAGTCTACTGAAGCAAAACGTATCTACGAAAACTCTAAAGACGCTACACTACTTGTACACGCCAATCGTAATTTAGGTAATATAGAATTTCCTGTATTAACTAAAAACGCCGCAGTTATCCACGATTATGCCAAAGATGGTTACTTTTTAAGGACTGGTGTGCGGGGACAGCGTGATATAGATATTTTAGGAAGAACAATTATCCTTGATGAACCACAATTAAATATAAAAGATATACATGCTTTAACTAGATTTGTTAAAGACCTAGTAGAAGCAGGGGCTAAAGAAGTTCACTTATATGGAGAGTTTCCGTGGGCGTGGGAAAAGAGGTTGGGTACAGACAATATCTTTTATAATCATCGAGAAGCTCCAATTGATGTTCAACGACACATAGACTCTCAAACTAAAGGCGACTAACATGTACCAGAATAGAAATGGAATACAGTTCAGCTATAGCGATACATTCAGCTTAGATGCTAAGTTAGCTCCTATTATGCTAAACGCTATTAATAAGTTCTTGGAAGTTAAGTCTAGTAAAGATGCTTGGTTCGGTGTACCTAACTCTATTATGACTGAGTTGTTTGAGCCTTCAGATAGTAACACCGAAGAACAGCTAGATATTGGTGATGCTGAATGGACACGTAGGCTTAATGAAATGAAGTATGCTTTTGAACAATCTATAATTGATGAAATCGACTTAATGCCAGACGACGCACAAAAAAGGCTGTTACCTGATAACATAGACCATTATGATAGTTTATTTATTCAGCTTATACCTAACCCAAACTATTCTGAAGAAATAAACAATAAGTATTGGGATGATATGAAAGCACGTAGAGAACGTATTCAACAGGGTTTAGATTATTTCGCTAAACATTTCTCGGACTTATGGTGGTAGTATGGAAGACCTAGAAATAAAAGCATTCAATGATAGAGAAGACGAAATAACTAAACGAATGGTTGAACTAGGTTATGGTACAACAGATTTCTATGTAGTTATGAATGATATTAGATATCCTATGGTTGTACTATGGGAAGATTATCAATGGGCATGGTGGGATAACGAAAATGATTGTCCTGAACTATTTCAAACTGAAGATTTTGATTAGGAGAAAACAATGGAACAGAAAGACTTAACTAAAAATATGGTGTTTCACAGTAGAAGTAAAGAATCTTGTGAAGAAGTAATCGCCAAATACAAAGGCACAGAACTAGAAAAAACTAATGGTTCTATACGTGACTGGGTTATCGCCTCAGAACAACAGTTAGCTAAACTAGCTAAGGAGTAATTATGTGTGTTTTAGACCTTAGTAAAAAACTAAAAAAGCTTTATAATAAACAAACTAAACAAAACCTTAAAGGTAAGTTTAAAAAAGCTAGACGTACTGAACTAAAGATTATCAAGCTACTACTCAAAGTTCGAGGCAGCGTATTGTGATTATTCATCATAACCAATTAAAAATTGACGAAATCATTAAAAATTATTCCGAAAAAGATGGTGTGCCAATTAAATATGTTATGTCCACGGCATACAACAGTTCTCCATATATTGTAGATATCTTTTATAGAGATACACCACATCCTGAGTTTGGCAATAAGTATTTTGGATTATATGTGCACGATTTCAAAGGAACAATGATTACCGATTCTACTTGGATTGAAGGTACTGTTATTGATTGTGTTGAAGATGACGATGGTAATTATCAATATTCAAATCAACGACACGATTACAAGAAGTTTGAAAATGGTAACATGATTGATGGCGGCAGAGCTTATACAAGAAGTAACGGGTCAATCACAAGATTTAAAGTAACAGAAGGAGAGTTGCATGAGATTTAAAGTTAATGTTCAACCCAATGATGGCGATTTCCGAGTCGTAAAGAAGTTTGCTTGGATTCCCGTTGTTGCTAATAACTTAGAACATACTTGGATTTGGCTTGAAAAATATGATTCACACGAAGTATATGTTAACACGATTAAAGAAGATCAGGATTCGTATGGAATGGCTACCGAACATGGAACAGAGGGTTGGTTTAGAAAAGAAGCTCATGCTATTTTAGATCCTGATAATAAAAAAGAAGCTCCAGAATTTCTTAAAGAAAATAATGAAAAAAAGTGAAAATAAATGTTTACTTTTGAATATTGTTGTGATATAATAGATCTATCAAATAAAACAAATGGAGTAAACATTATGACTGAGTCTCAAAAAGCAGAAAGATTAGAGCTTATTAAAAAAGTAAATGCTAAAGTTCAGCGTAGCGCGGTTAATAAATCTAGAATTCGTCGCTGGATTAATCAAGACGAGTTTGAAGCAAAGCGCAATGAAGAACGTCAATTTGACGCTATGATCGAAAAAATGGATGAAAATCACAACGAATATACTGATAGCGCTAAATACGCTGAAAAATATTATGGTGAAACATACCATGAAACAACTAAACTTGATAACGAATGGAGCTAATATGAATGTCGCTATAGTTTTTGCACTGGTAATATTTTTATTATTAATTATACCAATTATAACAATTGAAGCTGTAAATATACTTTTTGGTTTAGAAATTCAAGTAACATTAATAACATGGCTTTGCACATTTTGGCTTATAATGTTATTTGGCGGTAGTGGAAAATCTTATTCTAAAAAATAAGATCTTAATAAATTTTAAATGAGGATAATATAATGATCAGAGAAAACATGTTAAACGAACTTCGAACTGGTGTTAAAACTGTAACATTCACTAAATTGAATGGTGAAGAACGCGTTATGGATTGCACTCTTAATATGGAATTAATTCCAATTGAATCTCAACCTAAAACCGACGGTAATGTTACTGAAAGCACAGCAACAGAAACCACCATTAAAGTTTATGACGTGAAAGCCGAAGGTTGGCGCTCATTTAAAGTAGATAGCGTAAAGAACTTTGCTTAATATTACTCGCAAAGAGCTAGTAGAGTCTTTAGAGGCTAAAGTGTGTGTTATAACATATACTCCTTTAAACTCTACTAGAAAAACAATTGAAGCAACCTTGCGCTCAGATATTATCGCAGAGTTAGACAATAGACCAGAGGGGTTTGACGATAATCGTGAAGCAGCCCTTTTTGATCTACATTGTGTAAATGTTCTTGATATTAAATCCAACCAATGGCTAACAATTCCAGTATCAAGCATTAGCCTTTTTTCTGCTCCGTAATATTGCATAGGAGAAATAATGAATGAAATAGAAGACAATATTTTAACTAAAAAGAAGTTTGCTTTGTTAATAGAAAATACTGTAATTAAGCATAGACTTGGATATATGGATGCTATTATTCATATATGCGAAGAACGAGGTATTGACCCTAGTGAAATTGGAAAGTTAGTATCTCCAGTTATTAAAGAAAAACTTCAAGCCGAATGTGTCAAAAATCGTTTAATTAAAGTCGATGATACTGCAGGCGTATTGCCGGTATGATTAATATGCAACCATTTGATGCTTACAGATATTATCAAGCGCTAAAGCTGCATTTTGAGTCTAAGACTTTTGATGCAGTTAAATATAATTATAAAACCAGTGCAAGCCAGAAAAGCTTCTGGAAACGCAATGACAAATACCACTTTGCTAAGGTGGCTAAAAGATTTAAAGATGTCAATGTTATGATTGGATACTATGCTTCTCATTTTGTTAATGGTACAAAGTGGATTGGTGAAATGCTAAATCACGATGAAGAGTATCAAGCATGGTTAAAACGCATGCAGTCAATATCATACGTCTTTGAACAGGATCTCAACCATTTGTCACTTGAGTATGATTCATTTGATTCAATGCTTAAGAGTAACGAAGGTGAGCATCCGCCTATAGTAACAGCATTTCTTCAAGAAGAAATTTCTTTAGAAACTATTGTTATTATAAATAAACTCACGGGATTTATGTCTCGTGCAGATAAGAAGATCACAGAAACAATTATGTGGCCAGATCTTTCTTTAAAAATACGAAAGTACGATCCATTTGTTCGAGTTGATCTTGAAAAAATGAAAAAAATTGTGCTAAAAGTGTTTACATCATGATGGAATTGTGGTATAATATACTCATTCCAGTTTTGGATAATACAGCTATACAACGATAATACAATGTCAATACAAGGAAAATACATATATGTCATTCTCAAATCTAAAATCTCGATCAAAAGATATCTCATCACTAGTTGCTGCAGCTGAAAAAGCTGGTGGCGGTTCTCAAGAAAAAAAATCTTATGGCGATGATCGCTTCTGGAAACCAAACGTAGACAAATCAGGTAACGGCTATGCGGTAATTCGTTTCTTACCTGCCGCTGAAGGTGAAGATCTTCCGTGGGTTAAATACTGGGATCACGGTTTTAAAGGACCTACTGGTCAATGGTATATCGAAAACTCTTTAACTTCGATCGGTCAAGATGATCCAGTATCTGAACATAACTCACAGTTATGGAATTCTGGTGTCGAATCTGATAAAGATAAAGCACGTGCACAGAAACGTCGACTACACTATGTAACTAACATTATGGTTGTTGATGATCCATCAGATCCATCTAACAATGGTAAAGTTTTCTTATATAAGTTTGGTAAAAAAATCTTTGATAAAATTATGGATGTTATGCAACCACAATTTGCTGATGAAGAACCTATCAACCCATTTGATTTCTGGGAAGGTGCAAACTTCAAATTGAAGATTCGTAACGTTGAAGGATATCGCAACTATGATAAATCAGAATTTGCAAATGCATCTGTTTTATCTGATGATGACGAGAAATTAGAAGCAGTATATAACCGTCTATATAAGTTACAGGATTTTATTGATCCTTCTAACTACAAGACATATGCTGAACTAAAAGCTAAATTAGCACGAGTACTTGGTGAAAATGCTGTTCCTATGACTACTGCTGAAGCGGTAAGCTTAGATGAACAAGTATCTGCTCCATCATATACATCAGCACCTGAGCCGACTGCATCCACGCAATCCGCATCTAGTGACGACGATGATGATACTCTAAGTTACTTTAAAAACCTAGCTAATAGCTAAAGATAAAGGGGATCTTAATGGTCCCCTTTTTTTTATCTTCCTGAACCGTATCTAGTATCTTCTTGAGCACGTCTACTATATGGATCCATTTCTGAACCAACATACACTTGACTATTACTAGTTGTAACACTTGTTGGAGCATTAACAGTACTAACCGAAGTATTCCCGCCCATACTAACCGAAGTATTATTATCAATTGATTGGTTAAGAGAGCTTTGAGCTTCTTCCAAATTATTCAATTGAGTTTGTGGTTCTTGGGTTGGAACATCATTATTGCCACTAGGCTCTGATGGAGACTGTGCAGGCAATTCAGCCCACTCATAAACAGAATCTGGAATTGGGTTTAAGTTGATAGCTCCACCCCCAACTTTAGTAAAACCTAAATCAACTTCTGGCAATTCAAAAC